GCATTACATTGGCTAACCCGCCGCCAGCCTGAAGCATAGCCATGTTGTCAACTGGCACAAACTCATTGTCTGTGGCTGTAGCAAGGCGCTGCAACTCGCTAAAGCTGGCATCATAAACACCGCGCCGCTTTAGGGCATCGGTCAGGTTTGCAATGCGCTGCGTAATCAGATCAAGCTCTTGCAGTTGATCTTCATAGGTGAAGATTTCAGGCACAGGCAAAGTCGTGTCTGTGGTGCTGATTGCATATAGCGGCTCTGGCATAGGCCAGAAGCCTTCTAAGTTATATGGGTCTTCAAATTCTTCTAGTAGCTCGTCAAAGTTGCTGGCAACAAATAGCTGCTTGCCGCTGCGCTTATCCCAGATTTCATAGACTTCAGCCATGTCAGGCTGCTGGTTATCGTCATAGCCGCCATTGGTTTCACCGCGATATGTAAGCGGTATTTGCTCACCCTTTGCGCCGTAATAATCAATTAGCTCCTGGCGGGTCATAAGATGCCTGAAAGCAATCCATTTCACATCATTCCAGCATCTGGCTGGTGACATGGTAAAATCAGCCCAATAGACATATTCGCAGCGGATAGATTGCTCACCGATATACTCAACCGGATCACCTTCCATGAATGGCCCTTGCGGCCCCATTTTAACCGCTGCCTCATCAACGACATTGCCGTCAGGATCAAGAAACGACTGACCAACAGGCACTTCGCCCATTTGCCCAGGCGCTACCTCACCAATGCCCATGACGTTATTGACTTGAAGCGGTATTTGCTCTGGATCGCCCTCGACTAGCAACGGCTCGTAAACCATACGCATAACGCCGCGCCCGACAATCAGCATATCCTCAATGACCCGGCGAACCTCGGCATCAAAGTCATATACATCAAGCTGGAACTGCAAACCGCGCTCAATCACCATTGCAATTGTGCGCCCGACAGGATCATTGTCTTTGAACCGCCTGGATACCTTTGGCTTTGGTGTTTTAAAGTAAAGGCTAGATTTCAGTGTATCGACATTGCTGTAAAAGATATTCATGCGCGTTTCGCGCATTACGCGGTCAACATTATCATCCCGATAACGCTCAATAATGTCATAGCAGCGATTGTGCCATGTTTCTTCAAACTTACGCGCCTTGGTAATTTGGTGATTCCAATAGCCCGCACGATCAGCCTTTTTAGTCGGCTCACGGTCATAATTATAGGATTCAGCCATTAAAGTCTCCAGCCTTGCGGCTTGGTTGCGTTATCTAAGCCAGCCATCATTTCGTCAATCGTAGGAGGCCGCCAAGGGTCTTCTTCAATCTCAGGAGCGCGGCGCTGATACGGTCTTGCCATGCACGCATAGCGGATTTCATCTGCTGCATGATCTTCTTGCGTGGTATCAATATCCTCAACTCTATGCTTATCATGAGTAAGGACAGGTAACGTGCGGATCGTGTCCACACATTCTGAAGATACATAAAGCATCGGTATCCCATCATCACCTATCAGGCGCTGCCGCACCTGATCCCATCCTGATATTCTGCTGTTGTCTGCGCGGCGAAACTTCACACCCATCTTTGATAAGCGCTCACCAATGGATGGCCCGCCGTCAAATTTCCAGATAGATGGATCGCCTACACTAAAATCTATGCGCTCACCGCGCTCTCTGGCTCTAATGCCAGCGCCAACTTCCTCTGCCGTCATTCTTAGGCCCACGTTTGGGCGGCCAGATGAGCCGTACCATTCGCGGTATCTAATCAATGCGCCGTCTGGATAGTCATCATGGTCTTGGACTACTGCCCACCAGCCCACAGAGAATGGTGAGGCGCTGCCCCAATCAAATGATCTGAACTTTGTCCAGTTAATAGGTATTTCAAACGGCCTGATAACGTGCAAATCACGCTTCCAAACATCGCCAAAGAAACTGCCAACAACTAAATCCCAATCGCCCTCACGCAAGGCGCGGCCAAGTTCTTCTGGCAGGGCGCTAAAGCTAGAGGCATATGAAGGATCAATATATTTATTATCAGCCATTTTGGCCGGTATATACATGGTCAGCCAGCCCTTATCGGCTGCATTATTCGGATCGCGCATCGTGTGATCGAAAAAGTAGCTCTCAGCCGGGGCTGGATCAATATAAAGCGCTTTTAAAAAGTTATGGCTTTGACCGCCCGGATTGGCCGTCATTACCAAGCGCGGCAAAAACTCTTTTTGTGCAGGCTCAAAATTACCTAGACGCATACGGCTTTTAATGTAGCCCAACTGGTAGGGTGTGAACTGCCCAGCCTCATCAACCAGCGCAATATGCACTTCTTGCCCTTGGATGCGATCACAGTCGCTGTCACGCTCTAAATACTGAAACTGTATTGTCGAGCCGTTATAAAACTCGTATCGCTTTTTTGTCTCGTTAAAGCTGCCTAGTTCAACAGGCATTTCCTTTTTCATGGGCTGTATATGGTTGCCGTCAAGCTCTGGCAAGCTGCGGCGAAAGATAAACGCCTGCAAGCCTGGGTTCTCCAAGCAAAAGCCTATGATATCCCATCTACCAGAATGGGATTTACCACCGCCAAGTATTAGAGGCTTGCCCCGCCCTAGCGAACCAGAGCGGGGCAAGCCCCTGCCGCGCCTCCAAACAGTATCTGCTTGGCTTTGCATTTATGCAAAAGCGCCTGCTTTGGCTGTGGCTGGTAATCCAGCTTGATTATTTTCTGTGCCATTTAATCCTTAAAAAACCCGCCCTGTTGCCGCAAAGTATTCTGCAAGCCAAATGGTGGCGCGTTTGTCATGCCGCCCTCTTGAAATTGATTTGGCGGGAATAATGAGCGAGAAAAATCAGCAGTTGTAGCTGGCTCTGCCCTTGCCTGAACAGCCCTAGCTTCTGCTTCACCTAAAGTATCACTATAAATATTAAAGGCTTTTTCTGGGTTAGCATCTTGGTATCTATTGCTGCCTTGAATTTGCTCTAAAGACGTAGAGGCATTTCTATATCGGGCAGCATCTTCAAAATTTTTGTCAGATAAACGCTGCAACTTGCCAACTTTGCTTTTTATTTCTTTCATGGATGATGCGTCAGCTAACCGGGCTGCGGCTGGCATTGCTCCACGTTCTTTTAAGGCTAGTTTGGCAAACGCTGCCGAAAGCCACAATTCTCGCTTTGGGCTTTTACGTTTGTTGTAAGAATAGCCTAGCTCTGACTGTAACTCGCGCCGTATGTCATCACCGTATTTGTACCAATTTGATTGATTAAATAATAATCTTGGCTGGTGGCTATCAAGTAATGATTTTTGTTCAAAGTATTTAATGCGTTCAGCGCCTGCAAAATTCACCAATTCGGCTCTAGCTTCTCGATACGCAGTATCAGCAGCCTGCGTTTCCATGACTATATTTCTTTTGTCAGTTACAGCCCTTGCAACGGCAACGTCAGCATTTCCCACTCTTGTATTTGAGCCTCTTGCAAACCCTTCAATCTCTTGTACAGCGTGCTGTATTTCATGCACTAAAGTCGATTTAATATCTTTTTTAAGACTTTTACCAAGAACTTCAACGCCTGGACGGAATGGCCGCATATCGCCCAAGTTGACTGTTATTAGCTTTTCGCTTGGTCTGAACGATCCCCTGGCCTCATCGTTTGCGTCAAATTTAATCCTGACGCCATACCCTCTTAGTTGCGGATACGCTTCAAACAATTCATCATGGTCAAGCAGGCTGTCTAACCTCATGCGACTGCCAACTTGTATGTTATCAGTAGCAGGCAAGGCCTTTTCTAAAACAGTTTCCAAGCCGCCCCTAGTTAGCGCCGCCTCATCATCACCAATAGCCAGTCTAATTTTTGCTGACCTATCATCAATCTCAAACCTAAATTGATTATCAGGCAGCTTGAACAAACCCTTGCCTAATTTTCTGTCTGTTAGGTTGAAAAAAGTTTGCTCGTCAGAAGCGGCAAACTGTTTTTCTAAAGCCTCTAAGCCTTCGTCCTCTAACTTTCCTAATTGGCTAGTGTTTTCATTCATCCGGTTTGCAAGAGAATCTGCCCTATTTCGCAATTCATCAGCAACATCATCGCCAAGCTGCATACGCCCCTTTGTCAATTCGTTGGTGACATACTTGTATTCGCCCATGAGGCGGTTCTGTTCTTTTAATATTTCTTGGCCTTTTTCATTAGCAACCTTCGCGCCTGGGAAACTACTTGCACGCTGCCCAGCAAAGATGCCTAAAGCGC